TGCAAGAACCCTTTACCAAACTTCCCCCCGGCAAGATCTGCAATTCCTCCTTGCAGTGTACCATGCACAAGCCCCGATGCAAGAGCGTTAGCGGCTGTAGCGGAAAGACCCAAATTAGAAGCAAGAGCTCCAGCCAGCCCCGTGCTTGCGCCTCCGACTGCCCCTGCAACTCCGAGCAAAGGGCCTAAAGCAAAAGAAGCTAAAATACCAGCGGAGTCTTTATCGCTGGTGTCGTATCCAGCAGTATAAAATTTGGGCTTGCCATCTGAGCCCATATCGACGTTGTAGGAAGTGCCTCCTTTACCTGCATACGTAGTCCCTAAGCCTTGAAGTAATGTCCCATCTGGTTTTATGATGCCTTGTTGTTTTTCAGTGTAAGCATTGCTTTCTGGGCCACCCGAATACTGCACTTCTACTTCGCCAGCTTTTAACTGAGAGACATCAGTAACGCCCGCTTGTGCTAAACCTCGGGCCATATCTAACATCACCATCTGTGCAGCAGTAGGCGTTTGCCCAAGCACTTTTTTTGCTTCGTTGGCGTTAAATCCTATGTTTGTACGATCGCTAATTTTTTCGCCATACACCCCGCCTGAACTACGTGAAGCATCAAAATTAGACGCAATTTGAGCATAAAGATTTTTAAGCACGTCTGCATCATACAGTCTTCCACTGTCATCGCGGAGCATGATTTTTTCAGCCATCACACAACCCCTGACACAAACGCTACAGTTACAATGACAGATGGAATCGCAGGGCGAGTAGGCGAAGCACTTACACTATAAGCTTCAAGTTGCGCATCGAGGTCGGTTGTTCTCCATACCAATTCTACGTAGGCATCAGCAACAAGATCAAGAAATTGATTTGCTGCACCTACTGTATGGCTTGGGTCCCCCACTCCCTTGCGAGCCCCCAAACCAAATCGACGGTTAGAGTCGGCTACATCTGTCCCATTGACACGGAACCAGATGTCAACGTCCTGGGGTGCGGCATCGTTGTTGCTTAACTGTGCACTGAATTGCACGTTGTAGATCCCATTTTGATTTACAGTAATTTTGCCATCACTTGCCGCACTAACCCCGTTACTAAGCGAAGTAGAGTTTAACGTGATAGGATAGGCTGTGGTTGTTGAAGCTGCTGTTTGGTCAGTCGTGTCGTAGAACAAGCCATAAGGAAGTTGAAGGTATTGTCCTCCAGAACGCCCAAAAAGAGTAGACAAAGTACTACTAAGCCGATTGAAATACAACCGAAGAACGTTATTGACTCCTTCTTGATACCGATCATCGTACTCCCGAGGAGCAAGGGGTAGATTAGGCGCAGCGGCAGGATCTAAAAAACTCATCGTCTACCATCCGGTCGAAGATCAATACGAGGCGCACCTAACTGCCATGTTGTACCCAACCCATTGGAAGAAATTTTCATGATCATCTGCCGCCCACGTATACGAGTGTACACAATGTTAGTGAACTGTTCAATAGTCACCACAGAAGTACGCGCTACGGCTTTAGCCGCCTCTTGATTTATTCCTGATCCAGAGCCATTCATACCGTAAAGAGTCATCGTGACTTGTGGAGTAGCCGTAGTGGATCCCTCAAACGTCAAATCAGGCACCATACGCCATATAAAACCAAAACGCTCTCCGTCTTCAATATCAAATTCGGCAGACTCAATATAAGCTTCAATTGCAGTGGGAGTTGAGGACGCATTATCGTCTAATCCATACTCATGGGATACGATGTTATAAGCGTAAGTAGCTGCTTGCGGGTAATTGCGCAGGCCAGAATCATTCCAAGCGGTGCGCGCCATTGTGCCGTAGTACCAAATATCTTCAGCATAATTATAAATTACATAAGAATCAATGGTTGTAGAGTTTGTTGAAGGATAAAACCACCAAACTTCGTTAAATCCTTCATTAGCCCCCGCAAAAACTTGTTGATTTTGTTCTAAGTTAATGTCATTAAAAATATATCTGCGGAGATCACAACGGAGGGTTTGTGTGCGCCCATCATAGGTATAAAATTTATCCATACCCATCCAAAAAACACGCCCAGAAACCATAATTACTGCGTTAGGGCCAATAACAGAAATATTGTCCCCCACTAATTGAGTAGCCCACACTACAGGCGGCCCAACGTATTGAAGCGAATAAATTGCAGCATCCGTAAACGCAATAATTTCTTGTCGTGTTTGAAGGGCCGTAATTATGGTAGACCCACGCGACAACCGTACCGACCCCGCTTGATTAAGCGAAGAAGGCACCCAATCTACGACAGACTCTTGGTTGCTCCAACGTACGAGCATAGGATCTAGAGTACTGTAGCCATATTCTGTAGTGCCAAAAAGAAGTACAAAACGGGATATGTCAGATACAAAAACAAAGTTTTGTTTGGTGGGCACGTCCACAAGTTCAGAAATGCTATGCACCCCTGATTGCGAACCCGAAGTATTAATGGCAGTCCCGGCAACAGTAGCAGCTAAATTAGCCGTGACTCCATCAACATTACGCAGATAGTAGGTTGTGCCCGCAGTCAAACCTGTAGGTAAACTTCCAGTGGTTGTAAGTTTAATGCCTGTGCCTTCAGCAAGTATGACCGAAAGCGTAATTACGCAAGGCGAAGCAATAGTAAGCGTAACAACTCCACCTAATGTGTTGACGTTTACTCCCCGAGTGGTAAGCCCTCCTGTAACATCCCAATAGTAAATAGCATCACCACGAGGACCAAAAACAAGGTCTTCCCCAAAATTACTTGCAGACCATAAACGCAAAGAATCTGTTGAGCTAGCTCCTACTCCCCATACACCTGCACCCCACCCCCCAGCACCCCATCCTACAAGCGGGCCTTGAATTTCGGGGCCAGTATTAATTTGATACGCTGCTACAACAGAAGATCCGCCTCCTGAAGCAGTGCTACTGGCAGCACTGGATGCGGTAATAGAATACGTGTTAGCAGTAAGGTAAGTAAGCTGAAATTCAGCGTTTAGGGTCAAGCCCCCAACCGCAGTAGCACCGCTAAACGTTACAAAGTCACCGTTGATTGCCCCATGAGTGGCATGAGTAACCACAACTGTGGTTGAGCCTGATGTGGTGGCAAAGGGATCTGCCCCCAGCGTAACGGTAGTTCTTAGAGGGGTTACGTCGTAGTAGAGCCCGCTTTGTTCAATGTAATACTTTAAGTTGGTGCCTATCCCCAACAGGTTTTCACCTGCCAACGTCACCCAATTCCAAAGGGCTCGGCAAACCCCAAGAAAAGTTGCAGAAGAAATACGCTGCCACCCTCCAATTTTTTCGGGGGTTCCTTGACGAAAGCGAACTTTGTCACTGACATACCAACCATTTTCGTTGGTGTATCGTGTATTTTCTTTGTTAACCCCCGCTTTTAATAGGAGTTTCTTGAGCATCGTTCACCTCATCAAAGCCGCCTCAGCGGTCCTTCTTCGTGTAAGTCCAGGCAACACCCGGCCTGCCGCTTTGTTCCACTTGACGCACTCTTCCGCAGCACCATCCCAATCCTGGCCGTCAATGCGTTTTTTGAATGTACTGATACGGTAGTTACCCAAACCACAATTGTAGACCCAGCTTAGTACTGCGGCAAGCCTTCGTGGTAACGCGTCTTGCACGGTTGGCGACAACTTGAGTAAGTTTTGCAGGAAATAGTCAAGGTGATGATCGAGTGCGTCTTCGCACTGTTGCATCGACCAGATTGTAGATGGGTTGACATCTGGCCCGGTAGATCCATACCCAATCGTCCAGGGATGGCCCTTGGTCCCAGGGTCAGGGTACGCCTGCACCCGACCATCGGGCAGGAGTCGCGCTAAACCCTCAAAAGGTTTGATCAGCGTCTGTTTGGCTATTTCTTTTGCTGGGTTCATGACGCACCGGGATGCATTGCCCGTTAATTAAAGTTGCGCCTTTTGCAGCTAGACGGTCTGCGCCAAAGCGCACCGCTTCTTGACAATCGGTCTCTTTTTCAAACGGAATGTCAATAGAAACCATACCGCATTGGGTTGCAACACAGAAAAAGATGACAGCAACGTAAATCATTTTTGATACTTCTCAATACTACGCCCAACAAACCAGAACGTCAAAACCATCGTAAACAAACCAAAATCATCCTGATCCCAACACTGCGTAACGACCTCTGTCCAATGTGCACCTGACTGGAACGCAAGAGCCAATCCAGCAGCTTTTACCGTTGCGTACATGCCGAAAAGCGCCCACGTTATGCCCGGTCGAACCAGAGCTGAGACTGCGGCCACAAAACGACCTGCGGCTTGCGCTGTTTGCGACTGCTCCTGAAACGCCTGTTTGATCGCGTCAAGCTGTCGAATAGAATGATCAACGTACTTTTCTTCGACCCTGAACTCGCCGCGCATCTTCTCCAAATCGGTCTGCAACTGGAACATCGCAAGCTCATGTTTTCGTTCATTAAGTTTGTCATAAAGCTTAAGCAGTTCCGGGATTAGTCGGAATATGCCACCAAAGATCGACCCTAACAGGCCGCCACCGAGAAGTTCAAACATTCTTGGCCCCTACAATTTGATTGCGGAAATACGCTTTGCCTTCAATAATTTCGCACAACTCCGGTGGCAGTAAACGTTTATTTTCGTCAAACGTTAGCACGGCAAACCCTTGACACCAGTTTATTGGATTATCTTCAAGGTAATAGAAAGCATCGGACTTTGGATCAGCAAGCATGCCTGTTGAGACTCCATAGCGCCTGCCCTTGTAGTCACCAAACGGTTTAATCTCTAACATATGTGTATGTCCAGTCACAGTACTTACACCGCTTTTGAGCACGTTATTCCACCCCGAATGGATGCCAGAGTGAATACGATGCTTGACCATCGTGTTTTGATTGATGAAGATTGACCAGCTTTCGATCCATTCTGGCAGGTGGTCTCTAAGACTCATTCCATAGACATCGCGCACCTCGGGCACTGATGCTGCAAGGCGCTTATCAAAACGGATATCGTGGTTGCCGATGGTTCTGTGCAGATATGCACCTTTTGCTGCTTTCTGGATCCCGGTCATTGCTTCACGAACCGCGTCCATTTCCTGCTTTATTGTTGGCGGTTGATGCCATCCAAGCGGACTGAAAGAGTGCATGGTTGCAGCATCAAGAACGTCGCCGTTCGCAATGACCAGAGCCGGTTTGACCTGTTTAATAACAGCAAGAAGCGCTTGATAGCCGGGACCATCAAAACCCGGATAAAAATGCGCGTCAGAGAAAACAACTACCGGACCAACGATATCTGCCTCAACCCTAACTCTCTTGTCAGGTATTAGGATGCGATTTGCAGGTATGCGCTGATCCAGAGTTGC